ATTATAGCATACTTTGCCATTTCTGTTCAACAACATTATGCGTTTATCCGTCTTCCTGCCATAGTAAGTAAGTTGTCATAAGCCATATCCATGTTCCATTCGTAAGCTAATGGTTTTTTAGCGTCTAGGTATCTAGCGTATATAGCGTCTTGTTGTTCTTTAGGTAAGCTATGTATGATAGCGTCTATGGTACGAAGATTAGACATATCCTGGGCAGAACACATCTCTGCAAACGACTCACTCGTACTCTCACCACCTGAAGACATGCCTATGCTTTTAGATGGATAACCTAACTTGTGATTATCCGACTTCATCCACAAAGCCCAGTCATCCAGAATAGATAGTAAGCGTTCCATACTAATCATATTGCTAGCATATCCAATTGTTTTTGATATTTCATACTAATATCATCACATTCATAATATTTGTTTTCCCCTTTAGGATATGGATGTATTGTAAGTTTTAAATCATTAACCATTTTTTTCTTATCAGATTTGTTTCCATGTAAATATATATAACGGTGTGTTGGCTTTAATGTTTCAATTTTAACAATTTTACCTTTACTATCTAAGCCACGTCTAATATCAAATGTGCTTCCATCTTCAAATGTATATCTTTTTTTACCTGTGCTAACACCTGTATATATCCAATTAGTTGCTTGATATATATATCCATGATGATTTTGGTTTGGGTCTGCATAAGAAACAATAGCTAAAGGTTTGGGTAATAATTTTATTGCATTAGCCACAAAAAAACTTAACAAATTCTTTTCATTATTCGTATTAATTACCAATCTATTTAACTCTAATGTTTTTACTTTAAATTCATGAAAGATACATTTTCCATCATTGTAATTATAGTTTGGTGGAAATCCAAATGTGCATACACCAACAATTTTATTATCATGTATTAATCCGTAAGCATAAGATACGCTACAAGTTCTTTTAGCATAATGTTTTTTTAATAACCATTCTTTATGCTCTCCATTTTGCAATAAAACAACACTATAATCAATTTTGCTAGTCATATTGACCTAACGTATAGGTTATGCTTTCCCCAAATGCTTCTTGTGGCGTATTCTGTTGCAGATTATGCTTTGCTGTAGCTCCATTATGTATTGTAATGCTTTTTATCTGGTCATCTGTAAAGTTCATAGTATGTCCAAATATAGCTTGTAGTGGATGTGGTTGCGGAACGTAATAGTGCATAAGCCTATTGTCGCTGTCTTTGTATGCGTTTAAAATGCCTTCCATTTTCATAGCTACAAGCAAGTTTTTTATAGTGTGATAGTTAACGTCTACATGTTCAGCTATTGCTTTTATAGTTTTAGGCTCTGTAAGGTAAGTTAGTATTTTATCTTTATTACTCACGATACATCCTTAGTTTTACAATGCCATTTTTTCTTATCGTCTTGATGCCATCCATGAACATGAATAGTCCAACCAGCATCACGAACTGCACCTACGTTCTCATGGTCTGCTATCTTCTTAACTCTTGCCGACATATTTGTTGCTGTAGTTGTTTGCACAGCTAATGTTTCTTTTCCTTTTAATGCTAGTATGTCTATAAAACCAAATAAATCTTGACGTATCCTAGCATAACTATTCCAATGCTCTGTAATCCAACATGTATAACCTTCTTCTCGTAACTTTTTAAGACTTAGTTGTGTCGGACTCGTTGCCAAATTGTTCTCCATTAGGTTTAGATATTCCGTCTATAAATCTTTTCTCTATGTCACCGGTAGACTTATTAAGTTCGTATTCATAAACATGTGGTGAAACGTCAGGACTGTTTTCTTTCTTTTTAAATATCTTGTCCCAGTTATCTTGTACTTGTTTTTCAGAAATTAACAATGGTCTTCTTCCAGAACCCTTACCCATTACCTATCCTTTCTTGTTGTAACTTTTCATATTCTTTGTTCAGCTCACAACCTAAGTATTGTCTACCATGTTGCAATGCTACTTGTGCAGTTGTGCCACTTCCCATAAATGGGTCAAATACAATATCATTTATACGACTACCGGCTTTAATACATGGTTCAATAAGAGCTGTTGGGTATGTAGCAAAGTGAGCTCCTTTATATGGTCTAACATTAACTGTCCATACATCACGTTTGTTTCTCATGCCATCATATATTTTATATTCAGGTGGTCTTGCATTTACACCAAATTGGTTTTGTCTTTCTACACTACCTTTTGCACCTTTAGTTCCTGCTGGAGTTACACCTTGTTCTTTTATAGCAACATGGTCAAAATAATATTTATCTGACTTTGATAATAGAAATATATATTCATGGGACTTTGTGCATCTATCTGTCACAGACTCAGGCATTGGGTTTGGTTTATGCCAAATAATATCTTGTCTTAAATACCAACCAGCTTCACGTAATGCAAATGCCAACATCCATGGTATGCCAATTAAGTCTTTATTTTTTAAACCTTGTGACTTTAACATTTTTGTATCACGAACTCTTGACTTCCCTAAATCCATAACATGAGCATTTTCTCTGTTAGTTCCTTTAGCTAAAGTTTGACCAATGCTTTTACAATCTTTATGACTAGAATAACTATCCCCAATATTTACCCATAAAGTTCCGTCATCAGCTAATAGTTCTTTTACATGATTAAATACATCTACCATGTTTTCTATGTATTCTTTAGGCGTTTGTTCAAGACCTATTTGATTATCAATTCTTTTAGCACCACATTTTTTACAAATATCACGATAATTATACTGTTGAGTTCCTTTATTTTTTGTTTGTAATTTTGATGCTTCACCATGACCGCCTAAATATTCTTTATGGTCACAATTTACATCTCCACCTTCCCATGTAGCAGTTCCATAATCTCTTAATCCGTAATAAGGTGGGGAAGTAATACAAGTTTGTATTTTAACGCCTTCATCTATCCAGCGTTTCATTATTTCTCTACAATCACCAAATTCTATTTTGTTCATTTTATTTGTATATGGTTGTTAGTAAATAACCATCCTATAGTTTTTCTATGTGCTTCTTCCCATGCTGCTATTCTATCATGCTTATCTAAACTTTTATCATTATCTATCATATGGTGGCATTGGTGACATAATGCTGCAATGCGGAAATCTTGAGCTTTTATGCCAGTTCCCTTGCCATCTCTTAATTGATTACTATGAGCTGCACAAACTGTTCCATCTTCCATTGAACACATCATACATGGAGCTTCTCTAACAATCTCTAATAGTTTTTTATTTCTATAGTTCATTAGTAATCCCAACCCCAACCCATAGTCTGACCAAATACCTCTATCTGTTGCTGGTATTCTGTCATTTCTGAAGTTGTTAATTTGGTGCTTGACTTAATAAGTTCTATTGGCATACCTGCTACTTCAGTTTGGTAGCGTAAGAACTTATATCCCATGAGTTCGTGTATCTTATCTTTCTCAATGCCTAAATGGTTTCCTATGCTTGAATACAATTCCCATAGTCTTTCGTTTTGTTCTAGGCTACGGTTAAGTTTAGCATCTGTGACTGTTACTCTCCATCTATGAGTAAAGTCAAGTGCTTTTAACTTTTCCACTAGCATTGGCAAGTTGTCTTTCGTTAGCGACCACTTTATCATCTCTCCATCCTTTCGTTTTAAATACTTGTCCGTCTTTAGAAGTTGCTTTGTATTCTATGTCATTTCCAAATAGCTTTTTACATTGCTTGATAAATTCATTTATTGTCATTTGTCTATTTCATCAAAAACAATTTGTTTTGGCAAAATGTTATGGCATACATACACACTTGAAAATGGTGGATTAAGTTTTGGTTTAACATCTGAATAGTCTTTAAAATAAGAAATTCTTTTGTTAAAATACATGACTTCAAAATCATTGTTTTTAAATAACCCAAATCTTTTTTGGCTTTCAAATAATCCAACAACACCAACTAACATAGCAAATGGTTTTTTAGACTCAAATAGTTTATTAAATACTTCATATTTTAATGAATATGGTGGATTAGAAATTATGTAGTCACAGTTATCAAATAGCTCGTATGTAAAA